AGAAACACCTTTCAATCAATCACATTTGCGTTGCAATCCCCAGAGATTGATAACGCCGACCGAGATGCCTTGCTTAATATTTTTATGGGTCAGCCAGTCAGAATTACCAACCTGCCCCTTAATATTCTAGGTGGCGAATTTACTGGCTTTATCGAGGGCTGGACCTTCAACGCTTCCGTCTCAGGCCTCTCAGTTACCTTCTTAGCTACCCCAACAGAGTTCTCGGCCTTTGCCCAACAATGGGCTCAAGTCAATGCAGCGGAAAGCTGGAATAGTGTTCTTAATACGCTAGAATGGCAAGACGCGATAGGAGTTATTAGTTAATGGCCAATACAACGAATTACAACTGGGAGACTCCAGACGATACAGATTTAGTCAAGGATGGCGCAGCTGCCATAAGAACCCTTGGCAGTTCAATCGATACAACCACCAAGGCGCTAAATCCTGAAACAACGCTTGGAGATATTGCTTATCGCTCAGCGACCAGCAACACAAACACTAGATTGGCTATTGGCTCAGCAGGGCAAGTTTTAACAGTTGCAGCTGGAGTTCCAAGCTGGGCAAGTCCATCAGATCAAACACCTTTAACAACTAAGGGAGATGTTTTTACATTTTCAACAGTTGATGCGCGTCTCGGTGTTGGCGCTAACGGAACAGTTTTAACTGCGGATTCTGCGGAAACTACTGGACTTAAGTGGGCTGCCCCTGCTGGCGGTGGCAAGGTGTTGCAGGTTGTTAGCGCAACTTATTCAACTGCAAAGACTTCAACCTCAGAAACCTACGCGGACACAGATTTAACTTTAAGTATTACTCCATCAAGCGCAAGTAGTAAAGTTTTAGTTTTGACTACTCATCAATTATATGTTGTTAGAAATTCCGATGAAGTTGGTGCTTGTATTCGTATTATGCGAGGTGCGACTTCAATTTATGACCCTTTTGGAAATAGAGGAGCGCCATTTATTAGATCAACCAGTTTGGCCGCGGCTGAAATATCTGGGCAAATTACTTACAGTTATTTAGATTCCCCTGCAACAACTTCTGCAACTACATACAAAACACAATTTAGGGTAAAAAATGCCGCTAACAGTTGCACCGCAACTGTCCAAGAAAACTCAAGTCCATCATCAATTATTCTTTTAGAAATAGGTGCATAATATGGCAACAGGTGCAGAGGTTTTATCAATGCTACGACCTAACGGCGGTTGGGTAATATCAGCAGATGATTTTGATTCTATCCGTTTAGATGAAGGCGTTGAGCCTTTGACTAAAACTGATTTTGAATCAGGGTTTGCTCAATATGATGCTTGGAAGGCTGAGCAAGATGCAACCAAAGCCCAAGCCAAAGCAGCAGCCGAGGCCAAGTTGCAGGCTCTAGGTCTAACCGCCGATGATTTGAAAGCTCTTGGCCTGTAGCACAATCCCTCAAGATAATGCCTAAACTATGTGCAGCAGGAATTCAACTTCGGGAGCAAATCGATGATGATTATCCTGATAGGGATCGTAAGTCTGATGGCTGGATTGCTGACTCTAGGCATCTTGCAAAAGGCACTTCTGACCATATACCAGATGCTAAATCAGGAATCGTTAGAGCAATAGATATTGATACTGATTTATCAGCTCACAAAGAAGAGGCTTATGCGTTGGTTGAAAAGATTCGCAAGTTAGCCAAAAAGGGCGATAAGCGAATTGCTTACATTATTTTTGATGGAAAGATTATGAGTCCAATACTGGGGTGGAAACGCAGAAACTATAAAGGTTCAAATCCTCACCGGTCGCATTTTCATATTTCATTTACAACTTTGGGAGACAAAGATGGCAGTTATTTCAACCTCGAAGGAGAAGCTAATGAGCGACTTAAAGAAGATGGCAGAGAGCTGGGCCAAGACATTCCTAGCAACGGCACTAGCGACTTATCTAGCAGTCGGCCTAGATGTCGATGCAATTGCCAATGCAGCTCTCGTATCAGTCTTGCCTAGCATCATCAATTGGCTAAACCCTAACTACGAGCGCTACGGCAGAGTCAAGTAATGCCAGCACCTGAGCTTGCAACCTTAGTTGCCTCAGTATTGGGATCTATTGCTCTACTGATTGCTGGCCTTCGCTACATAATCAAATTGGAGAATATTCCAATAGTGTCGCGCCTTGATAAAATGGAGTCTCAGCTAGAATTGGCCCTAGCGAAAGGGGTCAGAAATGGCAACGCGAAAGCGCGTAAGTAAGAAGCCAGTCAAGCGTCCAAAGAGACGCAGGACTACTAAAGAAACCCCATTAACAAAGCTTGATTTCTGGGCTATTGCTGCCAATGAAGTTTATAAAGCTTGCCGTAGAGCTGGGATGGATGAAGGAACTGCACTTGCCTTTGCTATGGATCGTAGTTCTTATCCCGATTGGATAGTCCCTGCCGATGACCCAATTAAGAAGATTGGTTGGGAAGATGGAGAAGAGGACAACTAATCTACTTCCGAGAGGTTGAGCTCTTTGAGGCTCTCAAGTCGCTTTATCCAGACTTAACGCCCCTATCAGCGACCGACCGAGCAGATGGCATTACCCACAATTCCTATATTGAGCTCAAATGCCGTAGGACTCATTACGATACTTTGATGATTGAGAAGAAGAAGTGGGATTATCTAGCCGATATAAGGGCTAGAACGGGCGCTAAGACCCTTTATATCAATTCAACCCCTCACGGGGTCTATCAGTTTGATTTAGGGGCTCTAATCGAGCCTGAATGGGCTCTAAAGCGGTTGCCTATAACTACTGACTTCGGCAACAAAGCCACCAATGAGCGACTTGCTGGCTTTTTAGATATACGACTCGCCGACTTATTGCTGGTCTAAATAGATTTAATCAAATACATTTAGCCCGTTAATCCATTTAGGGATTACAGAACGGGAGCAAAATGATAAATAAAGTAGCTCTTATTCGATTTGACTCGCAAGCTGGTGCTTGGACTGATGAGACAAATTGGGTTAAGGGATCAATAATCAGGCGATTCGCTAAAGAGCGGATGGGTAAGAAACAACTCAGAGGCCGTTTATCTAAGGCTGAAATCTCTGCATATTGGCTCGATAAATATGGGGTGAGTGCAGATGTTTCCTAATTTATCTGATGAAGCAGTAGTAGGAATAATCATTGGAGTTCCATTTATCGGCCTTTATATCTGGAGTCTAGTTACTTCAGCCAAAGCCAAAGCTTTTAATGAAGGCTATAAGAGAGGCAGGTCAAGTGTCCGATACACAGAAATCGTTAAGTGAATGGCTTGAAGAAGCTGGTGCTACCTTATTCGACCGAGGGATTGAGTATGGAGACCCGAGGCACAATTTTCTACGCATTTACAAAATCGCAAGAGCACTCGGTATTCAGCTCAGAGACCCATCTGACTTGGCACTTATTGCTATTGCAACAAAACTCTCAAGAATGGTGGAAAGTCCAGAGCGCAAGGATTCGTATCTCGATCTCATTGGATACGCCGCTATCTTGGGTCGATGCAGATTTTCTACACCAGAAGATTGGGACGACATTGAGTCTGACTCGCAATCATAATAAGAATCAATGGTGTGACTATTGCAAATATCGTTATGGCGTTCCACAAAAGTTTGTAATTGTAAATGACGCTGGTGAGAAGGCAGAAGTGCCTAGACCAGCAGTTTGGAAAGTCCAAAGCGAGACACCGCTTCGAAAGGCTCAGGTTAGGTTTTATTGCCAGCCTTGCGCCGATGAAGCTCAAAACTGGCCAGATGGCACATTTTACTTATTAAAAGAACAGTTAGAAGATGCGATAAATGATTTCGCAGGGAGAGAGAAGTTAGATGTCGAATTACCTTGATGATTATGTTTCAGTTCAAGACCGATTAAAGGAGTTTATAAATGCTTATCCAGATTATAGAATCAAGACTCATATCTTGGCGGAGTCGCTTGTGGCTAATTGTGATGTCTATATCATTAAAACTGAGTTATATCGCACTGAAGCTGACTTACACCCTTGGACTACAGGTTTATCCAGTGAGTCTAAATCCAAGCAATATGCACTGGAGCTTGCGGAAACTGGATCGTTGGGACGCGCACTTAACCTCGCTGGATACTTCGCTAAGATTAACCAGAGCCCAAAGAAGGCAATTGAAACGACTAAGCCAGCTCTTGCGGAATTCATAAAAGAGCAACGCCCTAATGACCCTGAGCCAATTGTCTGGGATGTTGCACAGATAACTAAAGAATTCGGTGCTGAGAT